TTCTTTCTGTATTTGCAGTAAATAACCTCATTGAATCGTCTGGGTGTGCATATTGTATTAACCCTTTATATTGGTCGTTTGTACCTGTTCCATCAGCAAAAGCTAATTGACCATAAGCATTAGTTGCACTAAAAACAGTTATTCCATTACTACCAATTCCAGAACCTACAACTAAATTATCTGCATTAACACTTGTAAAATCAGATGGAGATGACCAAGCAATTCCTACGTTTCCTGAACTGTCTATACGCATTGATTCTGAATTATTAGTTGAAAAAACCATAGCATCATTTTCTCTTTGAACAATTTGTAAAGAACTTTGCCCTGTAAAATAACCTATACTTGCTCCATCACTTGATGCTGAACCTGTAGTATTATTTCCGATATTAAGATATGTTGTACCTGTTCCTTGTAAACGAAGTTCTGGTGCAGTAACTGTTCCTGCAAAAGTTGAAGATGAACTTCCTACTGTAAATTGAGTAGTTCCTCCTGCAGGTTGTACAATAAAATCATCGCCATTTGCACCAAAATTAACAAGCCCTACATTATCTACACATTGTAATTTCGCAGTTGCATCTGTACTTGTAAAAGATGCTACATTGTTTGTTGTTCCAGAATTAAAAATTCCTCTTACTGCAGTTAAATTTCCTGCAAAAGTTGCGTTGCTCGAACTATCAAAATTTAAAGCTACATTACCATTTGATGCTATTCCAATATTTGTAGTTGAACTTTTAAACAAACCATAACCTGAACCTGTATCTTCACGAACTAAATATCCTGATGTGTTGCTTACATTGTATTGTGTAGCAGTTACATCTCCTGCTATTGCTGTATTTCCACTTGTAGCATTTACAGTAAACTTATTTGTATTGATTGCTAAATCTCCTGCAAAAGCAGTATTACCTGTTGATGCTTGAGTAGTAAATTTATCTGTGTTTATAGCAAAATCTCCCTGAGCATTTAAATTTCCTGTTGTACTTAAAGTTCCTGATACTGTTATTAAATTACCTCCTGTTTCTCTTATTATAGAATCTCCTATAATGTTTGATGCAGTAAATCTTGGTATATTACCATCGTTAGCATCTCCTGTTCCTGTTCCATCAATTTGAGTATGATCTAATTTTGTCCATTCATTATTTGCACCTGCAATAACCCAATCGCCAACACTCCAATTCGATATGCCATTTAAAGCCGTTGTTCCACCAACATTTACAACATAATAATGGCCTTGAGTTATAAAAGGACTATTGTCTATTGTATAAGCCTCCCCACTAACCATTATATCATTATCTAAAGAAAGAGTTGTGTCACTATCTACGTTAGATACTAATGCATTTTGCCCATCTACTTGATTAATAACTTGGTCGCCTACTGTTACTGTTGTTAAAAAACTTGCTGAACTATCTACTAATTTATTAGCAGTTGTTGATGTAGTTGTTCCAGATGTTGCTTCTCCACCACCAGATGATAAACTTGGATTATTATTAGTAGCATCCCAACTTCCCATAAATCGTAAGCCTCCCGCTAAGCCATTTATTTGAGATTGTAGTTTACCTATACCTTGAACAATAGAATCTGTTGCTAAAACGCTTGAAGCAGCTGGAGTAGGCAAACCTGTTAATACTTTACTTGTTACAGAGTTATTATCTAAAGTAATTGATGCACTTACATTTGATGTTCCATCAACACCTGTAATAGTAGCAGATGCTTGTCCTGTTACTGATAAATCTCTTGCAGTTTCCCAAGCAGTTGCCGTATCTGCATTTCCTGTTAGGTCTCCTGTTACATTTCCTGTTACGTTGCCTATAACTGCACCTGTGTGAGTACCTGCTGAATTGCCTGTTAAATCTCCTGTAACATTACCTGTTAAATTTCCTGTTACATTCCCCGTAACGTTTCCTTGTAAATTAACATTTATTGTACTTGGTAAACCTATTTGTATTACTTGTCCATCAAGAGGTTGTGCTGATGTTATTATTTCATTTGTTGTTCCAACCACACTTAATGTTTCAGAGTTTAAAACAACTGCTCCACTTCCAGAGTCTGTTGTGAAATCTAAGTCGCTTGCATTATTTAAACCTTTTACATAAGCAGTTGTCGCAACCTTTGTTGAATCATCGCTTGAAGATTGAGTTGTAGCAGTAACTCCATTTGCTAATACCGAAGTTGAAGTTACATTTCCTGTTAAATCGCCAACCACATCGCCTGTTAAATTGCCTGTTACGTTACCAACTAAATTAGTATTAATAGTTGATGGTAAACCAATTGTAACGCTTTGCCCACTTACAACGCTCTCAATTTCGTTTGTAGTTCCTAAGATGCTTAAAGATTGTGTGTTAAGGTTTACATCTCCTGTATTTGTTCCATCTGTTATATCTAAATCAGATGCTGCATCTAAAGTATCAACATAAGAAGTTGTCGCTATTTTAGTTGAATTATCTCCTGCTGTTTGTGTAATAGCAGTTGAATTGTCAGGCAAATTAACACCTGTAGAATCTAAAGAAAATGTTATTGATTGTCCTGAGGCCACTGTTGTTATTTCATTAGTTGTTCCCCCAATTGCAAATATTTGAGAATCTAAATCTATTTGTCCAGATCCTGTATCTCCTGTAAAATCTAAATCTTCTATAGTAATTTGAGCTGCAACGTAATCAATTATTGCTGCAGTTGTTGGTATTGTCGTATCGTTGTCGTTGTTCCCTATACCATCAGCAGCATCTACAAACTTGCTTATAATAATATTCTCGCCTGTGTCTTTTAAAGATCCAAATTCTAATATTGATGTAACTTTAAAATCTCCTGAAGTATTTAAAAATATTCCTGTTGAGGATCCTGATCCATCTGTTAATTCTTTTAAAGATGCAGTTAATGCTAAATTATCAATAGACTTTATTAAACCTGTATAAGTTTCGGAAATTTTTGTATTATATAAAGTTGCCATAATTATTTTTTATTGTTTTTTTGTTTTTTTAAAAACATTTTAAGTTTTTTAATATTTTTCTCTTTTGGTTTATATCTCATAATACCCAGCCATTAAAAATTGCATCTTGCGATGGATCTATGTCGTCATTGCTATTTGAATAATACTCAGGAAATAAATTTTGATTAAAATTCATATAATCTATAAATCTTCTTGTATAATATTCTGCGTATTCTCTTGCTTTAGCAACTAAATAATCTAATTCATCTTTTGTTGCTGATTCGCTATTTTCAGATGTATGTTTGAATACTCCTCCGTTTTTTATTTGATAAGCAGCAAAAGGAATATAATCAACTTGAGCATACCAAATTAACATAGGTTGAATGTGAGTTACCATTAAATTATAATAGTTTGGATTATCAACCTCAGTTAAAGTTCCTGCTGTTATTAACTGCTCAAATTTTTGGTATAACTCAGTTCCTAAAAAATTCTGTATATGAATAGTTTGAGATATTTTAATAAAATATATAAACTTAGCCGTATCGACATTTCCATCAATTATTGAATTGCGAGTTAGATCTGTTCTATTTATAAATAAAGGTGTTGCCATAATTATTTTGTTTTTGGATAAACTCCTCTTCCGTCTTGTTTATCAGTTGGTTTTTTAGCTAAATCTGATCCCTTAGGGTTTTTTTGAGCGTATTTAGGTATGCTTCTTACTTTTTTATAATTATCTAAATTTTCAGATACCTCTGTATTACTTTCTAACCTATACAATACCTTTACCCAACGATGCTGACAATAAACTCCTCCTTTTAACTCAAAGATATTATAAGGCATTTCAGGTTCGTGTCTAAAATCAGTATTAACTTTTTCATCTTTTCTAATACCCTTACCATTTTCAACAACTAATTTGCCAAAACTTGCATTGTCAATATCTTCTAATCTCCATACTAAACCGCTATTAGATAATTTTATCATTTCTTGACAAAATGGCCTTGATTTCTCAGTTGTAGAATAACCTATTCCATTTGAATATTTATAACGTATTTTATATAAACCATTTTTTGAATCTAAAGAACTAAAAGCAGATCCATCTTTTACACTTCCAACATTTTTTTCAGATGCGCTTTTTAAACCTAAAATATCTTTAATTTTGCTTAATGTTGATTTTTTTTCTTTTATTAAATAATTTGCCCAATCCTCATTGTCAATATTATCATCCTCTCCAACCTCATCAACAAAAACATAATCATTGCCCATTTTAGTTGCACTCTCTCCAAGCGATCCTAAAACAACAGCAACTTCTTCTTCTGATAATTTTGATTTAGCTTTAACGCAATTAGGTCTTCTTTTTCCATCAATCATCTTCCAACCATCTTGTCTGTAACCATCCCAACAAGGAGATTTTTTTAAATTCTCGTGATTCTCGCAGGGCATAAACCAGATCTCGCCACCAACCTCGTGTTCGTGGGATCCAGAGCAACCTTTTTCAATTGCTATTTTTTCAGCCTCCTCTTTTGTTTTATAGGCTCTTTTGCCATCAATCATTTTAAGACTAAACTTTTCCATTTCAACCCCTGTTTCTTCCTCAATATCTTCTTTATCTTGTATATCCTTATCAACCTCAGTAAATTCTAATGGCTGTAACGTAATAAAATATAGGTTTAAAGCAATATCATTGATTGCGAGTATTTGATCAAAGGATTTTATTAAAAGCTCCTGAAATGGCCTTATAACAGTATTATCCATTAATAAAGATGCCGTTTTTATTTCATCAGCATTATTTCCTAATCCTGTTGAATCTTTTATTCCTAATAACATTGGAGAAACAACTCTATGAGCAACTAATATTTTTGATTGTGATTCTGTGCTTAAAAATTTATATTGTTCTGATGCATCGCTTAATTGAACAGGCGTTATTTCAGCTTGACTTTCTTTATTGTCATTAAAAGCAAGTATGAATTTACCTGCATTTGAACTACCTGAAAATTTTTGTGCAATACGTTGCTCTATTAATTCTCTTTGTTCTTGATTTGGCGTTCCATTGTTAAAATTAATAAGCATACTTGGAGCGAGGCCTTGCATAATATTATTAAGATGGTAATTAGATATTTCTTCTTCAAGTTCGCAATATTGCAAGCCACCTTGATAATCAACAGGAGAGTAGTAGTAAAACCCTGCTTTATATGGTTTTATGTAAAGTATTTCTATATTCTCTTTGCTTGTTCCAAATGCAGGTATTCTAAGAGGTTTATCAGATGGTTTTATAGTTGGCCAATCATTCCAATAATAATAACCTTTAATATCTCCATCTTCATTGGCTTTTTCTGCTCTTAATGTTTCAATTGGAAAATGCTCGCAAACAGAAACTTTAGTTCTTGCTTTATTATATATAACTTGTATTGCAGCTTGGCCCATTAATTTTAAATCATAACAAACCTTTTGTACCATTTCAGGCTTCAATAAAGTAATCATTTGAGCATATTGATCAGGTTTTCTGCTCGAATCAGTTGCGTTTAGACCTTTACCATATATTTGTTGAGATATGCCGTTAACACAAGCGTTATTAGTTGGAGATCCGTTGTAACGATCTATTAAGAACTGAAAATAATTATTATCTGCGCCATATTGTACCCAATCTCTATTTTTAACCTCTAAAATCTCAGGAGATGTATAAGTAGCTAAATTAACAAAACTAAATTCAGATCTGTTTTTTGCAAATCTACCTAAACTATCTCTATTTCTATTTTTTTTCATAATTAAAATACCTTGTATGTGTTGTCAAAGGAATTAAAAGTTTTATAAACTCCCAAATTTAAATCGTAATATTCATCTTCCATTTGATCAATCTGTTGATCAGTGCAAAATATTCTATCTCTAAATAAAGTTGCATCTGTTGTTCTATCTATATTCCAAAAACTATTATCATTCTCCCATAATTGATAATTAGTATTCCAATAATTATAATCAACATAAAATCTAACATCATAAAAATGCCCCTCAACTAAAACAGGATTAAAAGCTTGATGAAAGGTTAAATAATTTCCTGATATAACTGCATTATTAATCTCATAAAAAACAGGAATATCAGTGCTATCATCTCTAATAGACATCGTAAACTCATTCCCGTATATTCTTGGAATTACTTTAAATGTTTGAGCAGTATTATTTGTATTAAATACAATCATACCTATATAACGAATTAATTAAGTTATTTTGTAGAAATGTAAACTCAAAAAAAAAGCACCCCTAAGGATGCTTAATTTTAAATATATAATATATTATGCAGTTGGGTCAATAATATCTGCATCAATTGGAGTCAATAAAGCAGCACTGCTTAAAAAATAAGGCGCTGTTTCTTCCATTCCCTCCATCACAATAGTAAATCCTGAAAGATCTCCGGGAGCTGATCCAGTCACTGTTGTTCCAGAAGTCAATTCCATTCCATTTTCAAAACCACAAAGAAATACATTTCCGTAATAATCTTCTACGGCAACATAGGGTCTTCCAACTGCAACAACTTGCAATTCATTTTGAGTTGCAGCATCTAAATAAGTAAATGTAGCATTTAAAGTTTGTGTATAAAAAGTAGTTCCATTTTCTCTTGAAGAAGTTACTGTTGTTTCTAAATTGGAATTTCCTTTAACATCCCATTTAGTCCAACCTGAAACACTTCCAGTAAATGCGGACACTTTTCCGTCCGTGAAAGTTAATCCTGTTAATCCACCAAAATCAGCAAAATAAATTGTTTTTATTCCACCAAAGGCACTTTTGCAGGGTAAACTTCTTCCTGTTGATACTGTACAAGCCATAGTTATTTAATTTTTTTTATAAATAAGGGTAGATAAGTTTTATCCCACCTACCCTAATTTTAGTTAATATTAAGCGTATTCAACGATGTCAGATGCAATTCCGAATTGTACCCCAGAAGTAAACCTCATTATCATTCTTACGTTATTTGATCCATCTAAATCTACCATATCAAGAACTCTTATTTCTTGATTGTTATTTAGTAAACCTGTTCCAAAGTATAAGTTTGAAACCTCAGCAGCATACATTTTATTGTCGCTCATTCCCGGACAAACAAATATTTGAACTCCATCTATTGTAAGAGATCCATTATTCCACCATTGTGTTCCTTTGTTGTCAACCCCTGCGTTAGATGTTGCAGCAACAGAGAATCCACCAAGTGCTTGAACATAAAATTTAGCAACTGAGCTTGGAACATAAATTCTAAGTCCATCTTTACCATACAAAGTATTTGGTATAGCAGCCACAACTTTTTGTAATTCCCCTATTACATTTGCAGCAGTTATAACACCTGCAGCAATTTGTTGACCTGCTGGAATATCTCCGGCAGCAGCAGAAGCAGCAATTAGTTTTTCAAACCCATCAAAAGAATTATTTGTTCCTGCAGCAGTATCTCCTCTCCAAATATTTAATTCAGTTGATTGTGAAACTTTAGCAGCAACGTGAGCTATTAAGAAATCAGAGAATTTTGGAGGCAAACCTTGACTTAATCCGTATCCCATTTGTTGGCTTTCCCAATCGCTTACAAAGTCTTTTTTACATAATTGTAAGTTAACTTGTAACTCTGTAGGTTGTATAATTCTCTCAGTTAATGTAATTGTTGACGTTGGATCAAAATCACAAGAAGCTGGTTGAACTAATGCTGATGTATCAAGTTGTTTAATTACTTCCTTATAACTAATGTTATCCTTTACTGTAATACCCCCATCATTAATTGTACTTGCTGAAAGAAGCGCCGCAGCTATATAATCTCCTGCGAACTCACCTGCGTAAGTAGTCGTTACGTTTACAGTAGTTGCTAAATTTACTTTTTTTAAATTACTCATTTTTTTTTTTTTATTTATTTATTTTATTTATTTAATCTTGCTAAAACTCTGTCTAATGCAGTTCCTACTCTTCTTTGAGAATATAAAAATCCTTTAACTTTTTTACTCTCTTTTGCCTCAGGACTATGTTTTATAGGTTCTGCTGATGGTTGTGATAATTCTTCTTTTACTTTATCCTCAACTTCATTAAATTCTTCTTTAATAGTTCTTGATTTAGGTTGTCTTGATGCTTCTTCTTCCATCTCAACTTCTTCATCCTCCATTTTGCTTTCTTTATCTCCTTTTAAATCAGCAATAGCATCTTCAAGATTTTTAATTCTTTTTTCCATACCCTCCCAATCTTGAACATCAGCTTCTTTGCCATCATCCTCATATTCGTCTTCTTTGTTTTCTAAGTCCTCAGTAATTTCTTCTTTCTCAGGAACTTCATCAGAAACTTCTCTTAGATCTGCAATAAGCCCTTCTTCTTCAATAACTAAAAGTCTTGAATCCTCAAGAATATATTCTCCAACAGGTAAAGCAACACGCTCATCCTCTGTTTTAATAAATATTTCTTTTCCTTTCTCAAAAGAATCAGACTCTACTATAGTTCCGTTTTCTAATTTTAATTCTTCAAGCTTTACTTCTATGTTTAAAAGTGTCTTGATTTGGTTTAACATTTCAGTTGATTTCATAATTATTTATATAACGTGGATTAATTTTAATTTTGTATTTTCAAGTTATTCTTGTTATAGATCCAATGCCTTGCGCCCAAATTGAGCCATCACAACATTCTCTTGAATATGTATTTTCTTGAGGACATAAGCAACCTCTTTGACCTCCGTTTTGCGAGCTTCTTGCTGCAATATAACCTCTGGATCCTGGCCCTAAATTTCTTCTTTTTTTAATTCGCATTAAGAATTTCTTTTATTGATTGAATTAGTTTGCTATTTTCAATCTCCATCTTTTCTTCTACTGATTCTTTTGGACCCTCCATTTTATCAGCAAAATATCCCTCAATACTAAAACCTTTTACTTTATTTGTTTTTATATATTCATTCCAAACTTCTTCATTATTTACTTTTACAGTTCCCATCCAAGTTCCAATAGGCACATTCATATTATATAATCTGCTTTTATCTTTTTCTTTATCCTCTACTATCCAAGATTCAACTAATGTTAATCCACTTAATTCGTGTTGATGTTCTAATGTTGAATTATTTTGATTTCCATTTTTTAAATATAATTGAGATGCTTTAGAAATTGTTTCTTTGCTAAAGTAAATATAATATTCCTCTTTTCCTGTTTTTCTGTAAATAGGTTTATTTGGCACAAGCAAAGCTCCCATTAATAATTTTTTATCTTTTGATATTTCTGCGAGTTTTATTTCATCACTTTTTAAAGCAATAAAATCTTCTTCAATTGCAGGATTTTCAACAATGCTTATTGCTTCAACTCCTGTTTCTTCTTGTTCTTCATCTAAAATTAATTCTATAATTCTCATAATAATATAACGTAATAATTTTTTTAATTTGTATTTATATCGTTGCTCCCTCTACAATATTTCTTTCTAACCCCTGTGCAGTTGTAACATCATTGCTTACAACGTATGCTCTTGTTGGCCTACTCTCGCGAGATCCGATAGCATTTGCTAATTGGCTTGTTCCTCCTTGGCCTACTACATTAAATGCAGGCGGTGCTGATGGCATTGCAGGTGCTCCACCTCCTCCACCACTTACATTTGGTGTAGGCATTGCTCCTTTACCATCGGCTTTAGTAGAGGCTATCTTTTTAATTTGCAAAGCACTAAATGCTCCTGCTAAACCTGCTTGTATAATTGGATATGCAGGAAATAAAGCAGTTATCGGACTCTTTTGTGCCGTTGAATAAGCATTTTGAACACCCTCAATTCCTGAGATAGTTGCTTGTCCTATTGCCATTGCTTTACCTATTTTGCTTCCCCTACCTGCTAATTCTCCAATTAATGCCATACTTCTTTTTGCAATATCTAATTTAGCTTTTGTAACATCCTCGTTGAGTTTTGTTTCGGCATCAGTATCTTTCTTTTTACCTATCAATATTTGATTATCCCAATAAGCTACTATTGCTGCTTTTTGTTCTTCTGTTGCATTTAAATCATCAAGTTCTTTCAATGCTTTTTCTTTTTCAAGTATTGCTTTTTCTTCCTCTTTGATAGCATTCTCCTCTGCAACCATTGCTTCAAAATTATCTTTAATATCTTTTAAGCCTTGCAATCTTTTTTGTTCATCGCTAAATGCTTTTAGAATCATATCAGCATCTTTCTGTGCTTGTTCTTGAAGTTTAGCTTCATCCTCTTTTATTTTCTCATCTTTAATTCTTTGCTCTTCTCTTATTGCCGTAGTTATTTGAGTTTGTAATAGTCTTTGGCTTCTAAGTTTTTTAGTATCTAAGTTTATTAACTCTGCTTGCATCTTTGCAAGTTTATCTTTGTCTTGGATAGTGTTCTTGCCTTGAGCCATTTCTTTTTCTTGAGCCTCAATTAAAAGAGTTTTGGCATCTATTTCTTTTTGTGTTATTTCTTCTTCTATTTTTTGTGCTTTTCTTAATAAAACAATTCTTTCGGCAGCAGTTTTATTCTCTCTGTCCTCAGCTTGTAATCTTATATCGTTTATTTCTCTATTGGCTTTTGCTCTTTCAATTTGTAAATCTCTTTCAATATGATGTGCTTTTTGTCTTGCTTTTGTAATCTCATCCATTGCAAGAACTTCCTTTTTAGTTTCCTCAATAAAATTAGTTGCTGATTCTTTAGCATCTTTAAAAGCGCCTACAACAGTATCTATTGGATTTTTTAAAAACTTTAATATACCGCTACCTAAATCTTCTAATGCTTTTTTAGGGTTTGTAACTGCTTCAATAATACCCTCGCCTAAATCAGCAAATGAGTCCATTACTTGCTTTACAACTGCTCCTAACATTTTTAAACCTCTTTGTAATTTTTCTTGTCCTTCTTCACTTTGAGTAAATGCTGCAACTAAAGATGTTATAGCAATAACAAAGGCACCAACCCCTGTTGCTATAAATGCAATACGCATTGCTTTTAAACCTTTTGTTGCACCCCCTATGCTTGTTGTAAAACCTTGAAAAGAACTAATAAGACCCCCTGTTTGTTTGTCAATAATTCCTAATACTCCTCCATAATCTCTTTGTTCTTTTATGCTTTCTTTAACTGCTTTGTTTTCTTTTGTTCTTGCTTGTCTTTGTTCAGTTATTCTTGTTTTAGTTCTTTTAAGAAATTTCTCCTGTTTTTTTATCTCCTCGTTATATTCTTTTATTCTGTTTAAATCTTTAGGGTCTGTTTTATCTCTTAAATCCTCAATCTTTTCTATTTCTCTTTGAATATCATTGAGCAAGTCTTCTTGTTGTTCTAAAGTAAGATTTATTGCTTCTAATCTTTTTTGAGCCTCTTTAGTTTCAGCGCTTATCTGTATAGCTTTTATTTTCATTTTATTCCCTCTTTAATTTGTTTGTATGCCTCTTTCCAATTTGTTGCAAGTTTATTTTTGCCCTTAGCAATTTTAATGTTTTCTGAATCGCTATCAACATATTTTAAAAGACTAATAATTTCTTTAATCATAATTTTATTTTAAGAACCACTGCATTGTTTAGGCCACTCTCCTGTAGCATTTTCAAATTCAGATTGCCACCAACCCTCTAATAATAAAGATGGAGCAGTAGGGGTATAATTTATTTTATTCCAATAATCATATTTGCTTCCTGTTCCTCCATAACCATATCTACCTGTCGGAGCATATACAGTTAACTCTTTATTTTCATATAATTTGCCAATGGTTTGAGTTCCGTTTTGTGAACCAAATGTTATACTTGCAGTATCTGAATAAACTGTAACTAATGTTCTACTTGAGTTTGTTGGACAAGGTGTTCCATTTAAGCTATAATATAAACTTAGAGTAAAACTATCTGATTCCAATTCGTTTAATATTTCTAAACTGCTTTTTCCTGTTATTAAATTAGTTTGTAAAGTGTTTAATTTAAAATTTTGATTATTTATAGTAACCTTATCGTTCATTTTAAGGTTTTTAATAATGTTTAAAGGTAGATTTGCTTCAACTTTTATTAATCTTCTTTTGCCATTAAAAATATCTTGTATATAATTAAAATAGTTTTTTTCAAATAAGGTTTCTGTAAAATCATTATCAGGAGGATTTGATTGTGAACCATATTCATTAGACTCAGGAAAGAAATTAATATTTATTTTACTTGTCGTTGAATTGATACTTAAACTATTGCTTGGTATATTATAAGAACTTAAAGTACTTGTTGAAGCTGAGTTACCTGCTAAATCATTTAAAAAACTTATATCTGTATCGCTACTTGCTATTTGTCTTATAGGATAAAATAAAAGAGGAGAACCAATGTAAGCATCCTGATTATCATCAGCAAAATATCCATATTGTATAGTAGTAATATTTGATGGAAAAGATACAGTTGCAGATTGGTCAATTAATCTTTCAAACTGCATATGCTCAAATGGAATTGCAACTTTATAAGTAGGGTTAGGTCCTGTAAAATTATTGCCTATACTATTATTTCCAATAAATGAATCTGCACCCCATTTTTTGCCTGTTAATTGCTCATATTGTAAAGCGAGTAATGTTCCTGTTCCCATATAACCAAAATCAATTTCTTTATAAGGCAAAGCAACATTAACTTGGCTTTTATTAGTATTTACGTATTGGCTTATATCATAAGTTGTTCCATCTGCATAAAACTCAGATAATCTTTGAACTTTTATTTTATCATAATCAGGGTCTTGAGCATTACTAACATAGTAAGCAGTAAGATTAAACATTTTAAATAAGCCTGTTAAGAAATCTAAAATTTTAATTTCTGGTATTTGTTGTTGAATAATAAATTCAAAAGTAGCAGATGCTGGAAAACCACCTGTTGGTGCTAAAATATATTGATTTGTCCAAGGTGTCCCATTAAAAACACCTGCAAGATTCCAAGTAATATCTGAAAATGTCATATTTGAACTAACTTCTATAGTAACAGTGTAACTTCCCTCGTCCATTGTATTTGGAAAATCTGTTCTATCAAATGTTGAATTGCCTGTTTGATTTGTAAAAGTTGCCCAAACAATACCATTTCTATTGATTATAACATTATAAGGAGAAGGATTCGAACCACTAACATTTAAAACTAATTCGGTTTGAACAGTAGGCAAAGATGTATTACCTGTAGTTCCGCAAGGCGTTCCCCCGTAAGGATTGCAAGAATTAAATACATTTAATGCTGATGTTCCTAACATTATAGTCTTATCAGGGTCTGAAATATCAGTTAAAGGAAAACCTGTAACCTCAGTTGGAAAAGTTGTTATTTGTGCCGCAGGTTGAACATCTCCTTTTTTTCGATGAAGCCATAAATAAAGATTATAAAACTCTGCATTATTATCATTAAAAAAATCATCAGTAAAATCTATATTATAATCGGTTTGAATTGCTTCTATAACCTTGCTAATTCTTATAGCATATTTTAAGTCTTTCCAATAAACACCGTGTCTAAAACCACCACCAACTGCTAAATTGCCATCATTGCCTGTTAATGAATTTGAGTTATAAAATAATCTTGAAAAATTTAAATCTCCTCTTTTTTCTCCAGAGGTTATCAAAGGGCATATTATATCTCCTGAGTTTTGCAATTTAAACTTTACTGTTGCTGAATCATAATCTAAATTTAACGAGGATAAAGAAGATAATGCAGAAAGTTTGTCATCTCTTAATACATCTTTTAAGTTTACTGTTTTACCAAAGAATGTTATTTTATAAGCATAAATTTGATTATTTTTTAATTCAGTTCCTGTTAATGTTACGTAACCTCTTTGAAAAGTTATATTATTTAATTCGATTAATGCTTCTACTTTATCTCTTGCATCAAAACCATCTTGAATATCATAATTATAATAATGTTGAAAAATTATATTATTAGTTTTAGATGCTGGTATTGTAAATGTTTGAGTGAACTCTGTAAATATTTTCGCAGGGTCTTTTATGTTTTGAATTGATTGATTAAAAGAAACTTGCTCATCTTTGAATAAATCTACTCTTTGATCATTAACATATAATTGTAATTTTTGCATCTATGTTATTTCTATGTTATCGTATGTTATTTATATAATCTGCTGATAATTCAAAGTCAAATGTATAATCTATTAATCTATCGTTTACTGATGTTTTTTGAATCATACTACTTTTACTAACATTAACAGGAACAACCTCTGTTTGGTCAGTTCTGTCATATAATTTATTTCTTGTTAACCAAACTTGTTCTGATAATAATAATTGTTCAAACCATTGATTTGCCCACTCAGGATAGTAACCAGAACTTAAAGTTATACTTTGATTAGCTATTGTATTAAAAACTTGTTTAGTATGAGTATTAACATCATAAGTAGTTCCATTTATAATATTTCTTTGAAATTGCTCTTGCCTTTTGCTTGTTGTATTAACTGATTTTAAGAAAAACCAAATATCTTGTAAAGCTCCGAACTTATTTACAAAAGTAACTTTATGACCGTTCCCATATTTAGTGCAATCTATTCTATGTATATTAACTTGAACACCCATTGTTGTACCTTGAATTGCATTATCAGTTCCATTATAAGAATAATATTCCATATTTAAATTTGTTTTAATGCCTGGTACTACACCTGCATAACCATATGGAACATAAATATCTCCTTGAGAAGATGGATAAGGTTTTCTTGTGAATAATGTATCAGGTACACTTCCAAAAGGTACTGTTGGATTTGCACCTTCCATAAAAGTTCCATAAGCATCATATCCAATATCGTCTATGTCTCCTGTTGAATTTACTAAACCATCGCTTGAATCGTAAGCTATTATTTCTGTTTGAATTGTTAATGTTTGTGCAGTATAAGTTCCATCAAATGTTATGCTTAAAAAATCCCTACATAATTCTGCAATTTCAAAAATTACCGTTTCAGTTGGTGCTACTTCTTTTCTTAATGTATATTTTAAAACACCTCCAATTTTAATCGTACATAAAGCATAAACTGAATCTGCTCCAGCTACTAATGATTTATATTGAGGGCTTCTTAATGCTATTGCTGCCATTTTATTGTTTTTCTGTTTTTATTGCATCTATAAAATCTACTGCGAAACCATCAAATAATTCTTTAGGTAAGTTTTCAAATGCATAGTTAAAAGGTTTAGTATAAAAAAATGATGGTTTTAATCCTCTATTATAAATATTACTTGCTATAATTTGGCCTATTGATTCGTAATTCCCTTTAGCAAATTTTCCTGTAGATTTCTTTTTGCCATCTTTGTAAGTGTATTGTCTTAATCTAATATTTTTAATTTGTGCCCAACTTGATACACTTCTAACAAAATCTTTCCAATTTCCTTTAGAGCTACCGCTTCCAAATTTAAAAGGCGAGTTGGGTGCTTGTTGTCCTGTTAATTTAGCGTTAGGGCTAAGCTTTTTAGGATCTGCACCTTTTACACCTTGATCTTGGAAAAGCCCGTAATCCTCCATATAAAAATCAAATATAACTTTGTTAGATTCTTCTTTTACTTTATAACTTATTGAGTTATACAAAGGCCCATTACCTTTACCATCTTTTTTAAGATTCTTTTGACTCTCAGCAACCATATAATTGCCAAAGTCTTTAAATATTTTATTTATCTCTTTTAGATCCATTAACAGATTTTAATGTCGTTATAGATCAAAACATCCATTGATGCAGTCCAACCTGCTAATTCGTTCTCAAACCTATCGTAAAACGGCTCTATATTAGGATTGCCATCTAATTGGTAAGCATCTTGATGTAAAGTTCCGCCTCTTAATACTTGAATGACTTTATTTACAACAGATAGTTGAGTATTTAAAATATCTTGTAAATTATTATTGCCCTCAAATAAATCAGCAGTTATTTCTTTGCTTTGGTTTACTATATCCATAGACAAGATGCTTACATTAAATCTTAATACACCATCCTCTTGGCTTACGTTATTTATTATAATGTGCGATAATGGAAAGATCGTTTGCTTTTGTAAATCAACTTGTGTAATATCTCCCGTAGTTACAGTGTTTACGTTTATGTCATTTAATAACTGAGATTTTAAAGTTTCAGTTACTTGATAAAATGCTCTACTTCCTTGTTGGCTCATTTAAAATTTTTTTTCATTTGTTGATGTTCTAAATCATTTTTATCTTTCATAAATGCTAACATTAAAAAACATTCGTGAAAACTTAATTCAGTGATATTTTTAATTCTTGTAATGTTTCCTCCAGATAGGGCAAAAAGCGACTGATACCATCCATATTTTCTTGCAAAATTTTGTACTCCTCCAAGTGAATTTTCTTGGGATTCGTTAAATAACTCAGGGTAATTTCTGACAACTCCAGTCCTAAATTCAGAAAAAAAAATAATGAGCTTACAACCGCATCCATTGGCATATCCAAAATAAGATCTTTATTCTTTGGATTGTAATCTTCAATAATATATTTGTTTTTAATTTTTTTAATTATGGGCCTGTAAAGAACATTCATTGCAACCTCTATATTATCATATTCTCCTGTATAAGTATCAATGTCAATATATTCGCCTAAAGTCATATTATCTAAATCAGGAATAAAACCATATTCAATTCCGTTTAATTTAAATGTTGTTACTAAATTAGGCTGTTGTAACAATAATTTATTAATATCTCCTGTAATTTCTTCAACATCACTATATTTCATTAATGTTGCAAATTTATGGCTTACACCACAAAAGATTTCAATCATCTTGCCCTGTATAAACGTGGGATCCTGATTTATTTTTCCTATCTCAATAAACTTTTTATACTGTCTTAAAGTTATTTCACTTAGTTTAGTTGGTATATTAAGTTTTAATTCCATACTTATATAACGAATTTAATTTAAAAATTTAATCAAAAAAAAAGGTGCTTATTTCTAAACACCTAATTTAAACAAAACAAACTAATTTTTACATTAAACTTTCAACATCATATTCTATTTCTTCTAATATATGTTTTTTAGATAAATCATACATCTCAAATTCAACCTCTGTATCTAAATCCTCGATACTGCCATCATCATTTATATAACCTGTTACTATTACTTTTTTAATATCTGTTTCGTTTGGCTCAGGAGCATTATAATAATCTCCTGCGTGTCCTTTTCTCCAATCATAATCAACCTCTAAAAGGAAATGTTCGTATTCTACTACTATGCTATTTGATATTTGTTTCATATTTTATATTTAATATGGGGGGTCTGTTCTGGCTCTCCTGCCCCGTTGCAGTGGTTAAAAGTTGTACACCTTATAGCTATCCACCTTGATTGTTTTGTCGACCCCCCTGTTAAGTTAATTTATTTTTCAATTAATTTATCGTTTAATTTATCTATTAAACTCATCCAATCATTAGTAAACTTTTTTCTATCATCCCACCATTTTTGATTTTCAGCGTCTTCTTTTTTTCTAACAATAATTAGCTGTTCTAAATCTGACAATATATTTTTACAAGTTTCTATATCTTCTTTTATTTCTTTATCTTTTTTAATTAATATAGTTTTTGAATCGTAATTAAATTTTATTTGTTTCATTTGTTAAATTTTAAAAAATTATTAAATTTTTATATTAAATTAAGTTCTCTTGAAATTGTATAAATTTCTCTGCTTGTTTCACAGTATCAAAACTTTTAGTTTGTATTTCTTGATTTTTAGTTCCATAATCTGTAAACCATACAAGTTCGTACCAAGTTTCATCTTTGTCATCTGTGTTTTGAAACAATTTGTGTTTGTAAAAAATTAAATTCTTTTTCATTTTGTTTTGTTTTTATATTAACTTAATTATTAATATACAACAAATATATATATAAAATATATAACCACCAAATTAAATAACATTATTTTCATTCCATTCTATTTCATCTCTTAATTCATCAGCTATAAGCAATGCATCATTACGTTGTTCTCTAAATTTGCTATTCATCATTTTGCAATTCGCTAAATGAGTTTGCAAGTTGTTTACATAAAAGAATATATCAATTAATAGTTCTTGCATTATAATTAACTCTTTGTCATCTATATTATCATTTACTTTTTTATTTAAAAGTTTAGTAAATAATATTGAGTTATTGTAAAAAGAAAGATCTTTAGTGTTTTGTATTTTATTCATCAATTTTAATTCTGTTGTTTAAAAGTTCAATAACGCTAAATATAATGTTTTCTTTTTCTTCTTTGCTAATAGTTTTTTCTTTAACTCTTACCCAAAAATGAATTGAATCTGATGGGTTTAATATATCTTTTAATAGATTGCCAAATTTTCTCATTGGCCTAACAATTTTATAAACTCTATTTACTTTCATTATAATAATTTTAATTCTGTTTTAATATTATCTAAATACATTTTTTGCATTTTATCATTTTCTTTAACAACTTGATTAATTATAAAAGGAAGATCTTTAAATAATTGATCTGTGTTATATATTAACCATTTGTCATCTCCGTAGCCTATATGCATTTCGCCATCGCTACAATATAGATTAGAAGTTTCGTGTATGTAAGTAGTTTTTCCAAATTTATATTCTTTAGCTTCTTTTAATTGTTTTTTCAAATCTCTTATTAAAAAGATAGCATTAGCTAATTTTTTTTTATCTGTCATAATTTAAGAATGTTGATACCTAAAGTTTGCAATGTTTTTATAAGATTTAACCACCCATTCTTTTTGGTATGGCCTTAAATTTTCTGCTGTTAATAGCATTTTTAAAGTTGATTCAACATCTATTAAAGCTGAGTTATCTTCGAAAGTTAGTTTCATTTTATTAAGTTTTGATTAATGATATAACAAATATATATATAATATATTTAATATACAAACTTAATTTATCTTGTCAGGATCCGGCGCCCATTCTAAATAATTACATTTTTTACATAACCAAATAAAACCATTTTGAGCAGAACCTATGTAAACGTAATCATTATCGCATTTTTTACATTGTTTATTGTATGGCATATCTTCCAAAATTAGGTCTTGATAGTATTGAATAAGTTGCGTAACGCACTGCGTCTGTAATGTGGTTATTTTTATCCTCAGGAATGTTAGTTAAATTTCCTGTTCTATCTTGTTTCCATTTATAATTTCTAAACTCTTGAATAGCATTTTTTGAATCAGATGTAATATGAATCTTATATCTTTTTAATAAATCAATTCCGGCATTAACTGAATCTTTGCCTTTTAAACTTGGAAATATATTCCAACCCATTCTACGCAATTCAGCAATTAAGCGAGGTTCTGCTGAATCAAAATAGATCTGTTGTCTTTGGATCCCAACCTCTTTAAATGTTTTATGTATATCAAGTGTTGTCATCATTGTTCTATATAGATGCTCTTTAATATATAAATTATAATCTTTAATATAAACACTAACTAAAGTTGAAGGATCATTTGTAAATCCTGCATCTGCGCCATAACTAATAAACTTCGCATCATCTGGTATTTTATTTATCTCAACATATTTAAAAATTGTATTGATGCTCGTTGCTCTCTCGCCTAATCCATAAATTTGCCAATACTGATCATCTGTTTCTTTTAATCTCTCAATCTCAAGTTTTATAATATCCTCTAAAAAAGGGTTATCTAAATAAGTTGTCTTATAAAAATCGCAATCTTCTCTTGTAAGAACTTGATCATATATCCAATGATACTCATCTGAGGGGTTAAAATCTAATATAACTCTTTCTTGTGTTCTAAAGATTAATTGTCTCCAGTCATCAATATATAATTCATTTCCCTCATTAATAAAAAGTAGATCTCTTTTTCTTCCTCTAATTTTTTGCGATTGATCTAACGATGTAAATTCAACTAAGTTGCCAAAAAGATTATACTCGCTATTTGATTTGTTATGAAAATCCTCTCTGTATATTTGATGTTGATTTAATATCTGTAAAAAATCTCTTAATACTGTTGCTCTTAAACTTGGAAATGTTTTACGGCAAATAGTTATTATTTTATTTCTATTATTAATACAATAATGAAAAATTATATAAAGAAGAATATTATATGTCTTTCCTGATCGAGTTCCGCCCTGCTCAACTATTATTTTTTTATTGCTATTTACTAAATGCTTATAAACAATATTAGTCTGAATCTTCGGTTTTATCAATTATCTCAATTTGAAAGTTAGTTGGCATTCCGTCTGCTCCTGTTATTTCTTGTCTTTCGATATAGCCTCTTTTCTTGCCTTTTGTTTTAAGATAAAAAATTGTTGCAGCTGTTGAGTTTTCAGATATTTGTTTATGCAATTGGCTCTCAGCAAAATCTAATGCAACATTTTGTAGATCATCAACTTTCTTTTTAAAAGACTCATCATTATTATACCAATCGTAATAAGTTGTTCTTCCTATCTCAGTTTTTTTACAAGCTGTTGTTACAACCCCTAAGCTCTTTTCTAATGCTTCTAATAATGCTTTTTTACTATGTTCGGTTTTGTTCATCTTATTGAGCTTAAAAATTCATTTCTAACAACAGAATCCTCTTTAAATTTTCCTAACAATTTATTTGTAGTTGTTTGAGTATTATGTTTTTTTACTCCTCTCATTTCCATACACATATGCACTGCGGTTAATGATACGGCAACCCCCTTTGGATCTAATTCATTCCAAAGAAACTCTGCTACCTGAGTTGTTATTCTTTCTTGATTTTGTAATCGCCTTGAATATGTTTCAAGAGTTCTTGCCAATTTAGATAATCCTACTATCTTTTTATTTGGTATATAAGCAATGTGGCCCTTGCCAAAGAAAGGTGCTATATGATGTTCGCATAAAGAATGAAAAGGAATATTTTTTTGTATTATCATTTCATCGTAGCCCTCGCCCTCAAATGATGTGCAATTCCATTTAGGTGGATTTAAAAACTCTTTAAAAAATTTAACATATCTTTTAGGTGTTTCTCTTAATCCCTCTCTTGTAACATCTTCTCCAAAATATTGTAAGAGTCTTGTGATATTATCTTCTACAGTTTCATCTGTATCTTTTTCTTTAACCTCCCAAGGAAAAACTAACCATTGATTTTGTAGCTCAATTCTTTTATCTATTAAAGCAACAAAAGGTTTGTCATATTTTTTATATTTTAATTTAGTTGCACCGCTATCAATAAGATCATCAATTATAATATCAGCATCTTCTATTTTATCAACTGCTCTACCTGTCATTCCTGATACTATTTGCCCTCCTCTTGGCACTCCAAAAAATGTTTTATCCTTTGGTGTATTCTCAAGTATAGTTTTTAAGCGATCATAAACGACCTCCCAACTTACGTAACTTTTTTCCATAAATTAATTTGATTAATAATAATACAATAAATATTGTAAAGATGTTAATGTGATGCGAATGCTCGCAAAATCCTAAAATGTGTTTTATAATTTCCATAATTAAACTCCTGTTTTTTTATTCCAAATTTCTATATGTAACCTTGTTGTGAAATTAACATAATTTTTTATTGCTAACTCTACAACATTTAATTTATTCTCATTTAGTAGATCTTGATTTTCTCCTGCAGGCATTAAATATATTTTATTTTTATCTACTATATCATAATAAAGCTCTTTAACCTCATTCCATTCTTTTAAATCGTTTATGACAAATTTAAAAATTGAGTTATGTTTATTAAGTTCTTTTATAATCTCTGGTTTAAATGTCATTGCCCTATCATTACCTGAATTTAAAAGTTTAGGACTACAATTCCATAAATCAATATTAAGTAATAAATATTCGTTAGGCATTATTGTTCCGTTAGTTTCTACTTCAAAATAAGCAAAAGGATTAACTTCTTGGTAAACGTATTTCATAAACTCTTCTAAACCTTTTTGTTGCATTGTTGGTTCCCCACCTGTTAAAATAATGTGAGCGCCTTGTTTTATTGCTTCTATACATTCTTTATCTAATATTTCATTAACATTTTTTGAGGTTGCTTTCATCCATACCTCTATTGTATCGCATCTAAATTCTGCTCCGTTATGTAACTCTCCATCGAATTGAGTTCCCATTCCTCCGCACATTAAATTACAACCTCCAAGCCTAACAAATACACTTGGGATCCCAACAGTCTTGCCCTCTCCTTGGATTGAGTAAAATACCTCGCTAATCGCTAATTTTTGGCTCATATATTATTTTACTTGTTTTTGTTTCAGCTAATTCTATTCTTTCAATTGGCATCTTAGCTTCGTTTTTGATTCTATTGAATAACCATATTGCCATATTCTCTGCAGATGATTCAAAAGGAACTTCTCTGTATGGCTCATTTGCAAATTTTAATATATCGCAAAGTGGATCCTCATTCCATAATATAAAATAATGATCATAGTATTTTATTATTGGCTCTACTTTTTTGTCAATATCGCTAAATAACATTGTAACGCCATTTACCATTGTATCAAAATTAAATACGCATTTAACATCATAAGTATGGCCGTGTAATCTCCCGCATTTTTCTCCTGCAGTTTTATTTCTGTGGCCTGCATAAAAATAATATTTCTTTTCAATTTTCATATCCAACCTTTTTCTTTAGCTATATAAAAACCTTTTACTCTAAGCTCTGTTGCAGGATTATCTTTATTTCCATAACCCCATTCGTTTTTTGTCATATCGCCATTGTAATCAGTTAATGTGTCATTTATAATAATATCTAAACAATTTAAATCATTTGCCATTTTCCAAGTTTCTGCTTTATCTAAATACATTAAAGGTGTATGGATCCTATAATCTCCTGCACCTAAGCCTAAAGATAAAGTAGTTTGTAATGAATCAATAGTTGTTTTTCTACAATCAGGATAGCCACTATAATCTGTTTGGCAAACTCCTGTAATTAAATCATTAATTCCTTGCTCTGCTCCATAACTTGCTGCAATAGTTAAAAATAGTATATTCCTGCCTGATGTAAAAGATGCCGGCAAACTATCATCAATGTAAGATGCTTTCGAATGATCTGAATGTTCTGTTAATGATGATGATGCTAACAAACCTTTTATGTCAAATATTTTATATTTTATATTTAATCTTGATGATATTTTTTTAGCCTGTTTTAATTCTTGTTTATGGCTTTGTCCATAATCAAAACCTATGGCCTCTACATAATCAAAATGTTTATTGGCCCAATACAAACAAGTTGTTGAGTCTTGCCCTCCTGATAATAATACTAATGCTTTTTTCATTTATAAATTGTTTTCTGCGTATTGGCTAAACTTTAACCATTCTGTAAAATTATGCAATGCGCCTTTTCTTCCTTTTAATCTTTTGCCCTTTGGCTCTATTTTTGTTAGGGTATTATTTTTAAATAAATATAAAAACCCCCCTCTATTACCATAAACCCAAGCAGTAGAGTCAACAGAATAAAACTTATATTTTTGTAAACCTTTTAAATTTGTAAAACCTAATCCGTGAACTTTACAATTATTCTCTCTTGCTATTCTTAATAATAAAGAAAATATATCGTATTCATTTTGTTTAATCTCTTTAGTTACTATACCGCCTATAGAAACATAATCATATTCTTTTACCATTTTATGCCAATAATCTAAGCCTCTACTTTTATGCCAAACAGGAATACTTTTTTTATTAGTTAATCTCTCTAATTTATTTCTTAATCTTTCAACCTCTTTAATACCTACAACACTGTCAATATCTAATTCAATAAATAAATCAATCTTGTGTTTATTAATAAATTCAGCATAATTTTCAATATAACGATCCCAATCAGGAGATTCTTTTAAACCATTTAAATAAGTAAAAGCTCCTGAGTCAAGTAAGAAATCTTTAAAAAAAGGTCTAAGATTTAATATCCATTCATCTTGGCCTTTTAAATAAAAGTAACTTTCAAGAATTAATGGTTTATGAGTTTGGATTAATTCGTTGTAATCCCCTGCCCATTTATAACCAGAATTGCCACCTGCTAAATATACTTTCATTGCTTCTTTCCAATAGTTTTTTATATTGCCTGCTGTCGTTGCTCCTGATAAATATAATTTCATTAATGTTTTCCAGAGAGGAGACAAAGGTCCTCGAATGCATATATAAATTTGCATTATCTATTTTAATAAATTAAATATAATATCTTCTTTGCTTCCCTCTTTTTTGTTTAATTGATCTATTACAAAATTATAATCTTTTTCATTATACTCTAAAATTATTTTATTTGTTTCTTCTTTATCTTCCATATCATCAGAAAAGAAATCATCAAGATCAATATCTTTAGTGTCCCAAACATCTAAACCCCATTCGTTAAGATCTGAGTTTTCAAATTGATTCGCTAATATATCCCAATCCCATTCTCCAAAACCTACATTGTCTTTTATAATAAATTCTTTTTTTTGTTTATCAGTTAAATCCTCAGCCCTTAACACATAAACTTCTTTAAAACCTGCTTTTATTGAGGCTTTAAATCTCATATTGCCACCCAATATAACATTATTCTCATCAACTACTATCGGTCTTAAATTCATCATTTTAGGAAATTCTTTGATGCTTTCAACTAATTTGCTAAATTTTTGATCTTTAATTAATCGAGGATTATTTAAATTTGATTTTATTTCTGATACTTTAATTTTTATAGCTTTCATATATATAACGTAATAATTATTTTTTTTTAAAAGACAAATTTATTTTGATCTTTTTGTTTTGCCTCCTTTATTTGTTTTATGCCAAATATAAGTTTGATCAAATTCATTACAAGCTATAAATTTAATTTTTTTATTTTTTAATTTTTTTCTCATTCTGTTAATAATTTTAAAAGATTAAAACATTCAATATACTTTAATTTTGCTTTGCTTTTATATTGTTTTTTAAATAATTCATAAAGTTTTTTTGTGTATTGATATTTAGTAGAGCAATCTTTAAAATATTTTTGTGCAAACTTAACCCCCTTGCCTTTAAAGAAATTTACGTTGTCTGCTGTGTCGCCAACTATCATTTGCTCATAAAAATTATATAATGCTTCATCTTCTGATATATCAAGAATCGTTTTATGTTTATAATGATAATTATAAATTAAGGCTGGAAATTGTTTATAATCTTTATCTATTGATATGATCATTACATTATCCCTGCCAAACTGATTTGATAATTCAAACCAATACCTTGCAACCATATCATCTGTCTCAATACCATAAGCAAATTTGCTCTCGTATGTTTTTTTTACGTAATCGTGCATAGGGTGTAACAGAGGTGGGAGTGTTTGTTTTTTTCTATTAGCTTTATAATTTTTAGATAGTTTTTTTCTAAAGTTGCCTTTGCAACCATTAAAAGTAATAACCTTTTCTATCTCGTATTTTTCTTCAAGATCATTAACTATTTTCATAAATTGCTCATCAAATTTATTAATTGAATCAGCAATATCAGTATAAAAAATATTTTCTATATCATCTGTTTTTGGCCTATAACAACTTGCAAAAACTAAGCTGTCTGCGTCAAATAATAAAATCATTCTTTATTTATTTTTTTATATCGTGGGGAAGAAATAATAGGCTGTTTGTCATTGTGTATAGTTTCTTTATTTATAATTTGCCCTTGCAAATCAACTACTGTGTAATTATGCTCAACTAATAATTCAATTGCTAAATTTATTTCTTTTGCCTTTTCTCTATAATGATTAAAAATCTGATTTTCAAATGCGTGTGGTGTATGTCCCATTTTTATTTATTTAAAATTATATTTATAATTATGTCTTTCAACTTCTATTTTTTGATTTGCAAAACAATTCATTCCGTTTATATGTGAATCAGTTGGAACAAAATAATGCCATTTTTTTTGTCTTGGTATATAATAAAAAAACATAGCACATCTCTTATTTGTATTTTTTTCAAATATAATCGTTGCTGAATGATCGCTTGTAGGTATTATTTCTTGTACCTCAAAAGTTTCGTTATTAAAGTTATTTGCCCTGTTTTGATTAGAATATCTATTTTTAACTATAATGCTAAATTCTTTAAGTTGTTTAGCAATATCTTTATTCATTTATTAAATCTAAATCAAGTTCCTTAGCTACATAATTAATATGCTTTTGAGTTGTTTGCGACCAATAACCTAACTGAATAAGTTTATTGTCTTCAATAGTTGCTACGTGGGTGCTATAACTATATACCCAATTTCCTAATAAAGTTAAATTTGTTTTGTATTTTCCTAATTTCGTCATAATTTATATTTTCATTAAATATATAAAATATATATTAGATATTCAAATTTATTTTGCTTGCTTGATTTTCTTTTAATAAATAAACAGGTTTTAATAATCTTTTCTTTGTCCACATTGTTGTATCAGGACAATACATTTTAGTTTCTTTTGGAAGTTTTATTTTATTTAACCAATATAAAAAATTGCCTTTAGGATCATTAACGAAATATAATTTTACAACCTCTGGATCCATCTTCATTAAAGCATCATATTTAAATTTCTCAAGCATTTTCTCCTCATAGTATTTATTTCTAAATTTCATTTCAATAACACAAGGTTTGCCTTTTCTTGTAAAACCGCAAGCATCATAATGTTTAAAACCATCTCCAGTCCACTCAAGATCCCAGCCATCAAAATTCATAAATTTTACAACAGCCTGCTCAAGTTTTTTAATAGATTCAATTCCCATTATCAAATATTGAGTTTAATTCTTTTATCCATTTATTTATTGTATGGAGAGAACAGGTGCAGGGATAATGTATAGGATGCTTGTAATATTTTGAGTGCAACTTGCACAAAAGTTTATACTCTCTGTTTTGTAAGTCATTGTTTGATTGTCGAAACTCGAGCCATTTATTGTAATCATCTTTACTAAATTTTACCATCTTTTAATTTTTATATCATTCCATTTTTTGCGCCTTTTATCGCACTCGCAATCAGGATTAATTTTTTTATAAATGTATCGTATGCCTGTGTATTTTGTAAAATAATAAACTAAATCTCCTAATTTCATATTACTTTTTTTAATCTTTCTAAAACTTTCCTATATGTATTATATAACGAGTGGTAAGGAATATTTGTCTTTCTTGATAGTTTTGCAACTGATTCGTTGCCCTCTAATAATTGATAAACTTTTTTATCATACCAATATAATTTATTTAATTCTTTAAGAACTTTATTATATGAAGCTTGATAATTAACATCATAATTATCATTAAAATATGAAATTTGATCATCAATGTTAAGTATAATTATTTTAGCTTCTTTTCTTTTTAAATCTAAAAACATACTTTTAAGAGTTTTAAAAATATAGAAGTAATTATAATCATCATCATAATTAATATCTAAACCATTATTAAGATTTCTTTGTATTTTAATATACATTTCTTGAACTATATCTTCTGCAGTATCTTTGTTACAACCAAAGGAAGATACAATATCAATCCAAATTTTATGTTTTTGGAAAATTTTAGATAACAAAACTTTTAATCATATTTAATTTTTAAGTGGGTCGTATAGGTCCCCTATTATTTCAGGCAATCCTATTTCGTTAACTTTAAAACTAAACGTATCAAATGAGAATCCTCTGCTTCTTTTACATTTTACTGTCACCCATTCTTTATTTACTGTGTTTGCTTCTAATTGAATTTGAGTTTCTGTCTTTTTTTCTATAAATGATCCAAGGTGTCCTGTCATTTTATCGGATCCAAAGTTTGAATGAATAACACAAATTATATGGCATTTATAATTTGACGACCATTCCATAATTTTTTGAATACAAGCATTAGATTCCTCAATATTATTAACATCTGAAACTAAATCAGCAATGCCGTCAATAATTAATAAGCCTGTATTTTTAACTTTATGCTCTAAACAATACTCAATGAACTCAATTCTTGTTTTGTAATTTAATGTTCTTAATCCAAAAGTATAATAAAATTCTGAATAATCCGAATCATTCATATCTAAGGCCCTTTTAAAACATTTTTGAGCGTGCCATTTGCCTTGCTCAGTATCAATATGAATTAAGTTTTTATCTTCTCTGTGGCCTTTTATATTGCCTCCAAATATATTTTTTTTGCCTAAATAAACTGAGGCTAATAAGGATATAAAAAAAGTTTTTTTGGTTTTAGGGGGTGCGCTTACAACAGAAAAGTTGCCGTAAGTTCCAATAGGTATCGGAAGCAAAAGATCTCCCTTTGATGATTTTATTAATTTTTCGCCTAAAGATAATGCTACAGGTGGATATTCAATTGTTTTTTTAGCATCAATTTTGCAATCTTCTTCAATAGCTTGCATTGTTAAATATTGTATTGTCTGTTTTTCGTCAAGTCTTAATTGCATTTACTAAATATATTATTTTTTCTTATGCAAATTATATTTTTTTTCAACCTTAAAATAATGTTTTCTAATTCTATTATTTGCTTTAATTTGTTTGTCTGTTAATTTTTTTATAAAAAAAAAGGAGGTAAAAATTACCCCCTTAATTAAATAATATTAAACTATCTCTCCAATAGTAGTATAATATTAAAAAGGTAAATCATCATTATTAGATTCAACAACTTCTTCTTGTCTCTCAGCTAACTTTATAATTTCGTTATGCCAAACAACTTTACCGTTGCCTAAATAAGTTTTTTGAGCTTTAGCCTCTCTTTCCTCTTTAGTTTGTGAATCCATTATAGCTACGTTATTTCCGTATCTTGTATCATCATTAACTGAGATAGTTAGGTTATAATAAACCGCACCATCTTTTCCTTTAATAAATTTTTCTTTAGGTAGTTTATCTACCCTTATACTTGCTTTAATAATTGCTCCCATATTTTATATATTTAATTGTTTAATAATTCGTTTCTGATATAACTATTCATTGTCATTCTTTTTGCTTTAGCTTTATTTCTTATAATCTGTTTATCTTCTTTAGTAACTTTAAGATGAATAGTTTCATTATAATTTAATTGATTAATTTCTTCCATATTTAATTGTTTAATAATTCATTTCTTATATATCCTGATAAGGACATTCTTTTTTCTTTTGCTTTTTCAGTTAAATAATCTTTGTCTTTTTGACTTAGTTTCAACAATAAAGCTGCATTTAATTTATTCATCTATTTTAAAATTTAATAATTTATTTTCAATGTCTTGAGTTATAATATAATGCTCTTTTATATCGTTTATTGTTTTGCCTTTGCTCATAGCATCTAATGCATTTTTAAACTGAGGTGTGTTATTTATTAACTTAGGTTTGCTTTTTTTTTTAATAGCTAAATTGCCATCATCATCAATCGCTTGTAAAGCTAATAAACTTTGCAAAGTATATCGCCTAAAATAAGTAATTGCGGATCCAAGTTTTTGAGCATCTAAATCATTTGGTAAAGGCATAGAGGATTCAACAGATCCACCATCTAAATCAAAAATAATACTTCTAACTTGATTATCTGTTATTGGCTGCAATAATAAAAGATTATGTTTTTCTAATAATGGCTTTAATTGGCCTATTAAAGAATTAATATCAAAATACTTTGATTTATAAAAAGGGTTAGTTGCATCTTTACTAATTGATCCAAGTTCACTTTGTAATTTATATAATTTAGAGTAAATATTTTGTTTCATATTACTATTCTGTTTTGTTGAGTTACTTCTAATTTAGCTTTTACTGTTTCAATTATGCCTTTTGATTTTTTTAATAAATCATTAGATAGTTTAAGTTGATCTCTTAAATCGTTTACTTCTTTTTCTTTTTGCTTAATAATTGATTGATAAAAACCAACTTGAACATAATGCTCCTCGTAAGTTATTGTTCTTTCCATTTATATATATTTTATATTTAAAACAAATATATAAAAAATAAATCAATAAAAAAAGGGCTAATATAAATTAACCCTCTTTTCTACAAAACGAAACAGAACACATTCAAATATAATTATAATAATTGATTTACCAAATTATTGTAATATAAAATCATTTCTTTAAGATCTTCATTACTATATTTTACAGTTTGTTTAGATTTAATTAATAAATCCTCTGCAACCCCATCGCCATATTTTTTTTCTAAATTTAATCCAAATACATATTGTCTTCCTTGTTGCATAACATTACAACCATAGCACTGAACTTGACAATTTGTAGGATCCCAACGAGTTGAATAAGATGATCGAGATTGAAAATGTCCACATTGCATATTTTTTTTATAATGGCTTATTTTACCACAAGTAAAACATTCAACCATTTCATCTTTTGCTTCTCTAAGTCTTATATATAAACTGAATACAGTATCAAGTCTTTTAACTATATTTTTTCGAGATATTTTTTTCATTTATATAAATAAGATATTAACTAAAACAAACAAAAACAAAAAACAAACAAATCCCCAAAAGAAAATAAAAACAAAAAGAAAGAAAAAGCCTCTAAAAATTTATTTTTTTAATTGCCTGATCCAAACACCGTCCATCTTTATTAGGTTGTGTAAGTTTTGCTTTTAGCTTTCTAAATATATAAAAAAATATTTTACTTTTTTAAAATAGATGCAGTTTTTTCTATACCCCTTGAAGTAAAATAAAATCCTAAACTCATTATAACAATTTGGCCTAACATAGAAACGTAATTGTCTTGTATGTTAAAATTACCAATATTGCCATCTGTAATAGAAAATATTGTATAAAGTATTAGAGAGAATATAGTTAATAAAGGTCTTATATTCTTGCTTAACCAACTATCCGAAACCATATCGTTTTTATGTCTTAAACTAATTTCTTTTTCTAAATCAATTTCTGCTTTAATAAAAACTTCTTCCATTTCCTTTTCAAACCTCGCTTGTTCTTCTTTACTAAAAACGTGATTGCCTATTATATTAGATAATTTTTCAGCAATACTTATTCCTGAACCCCCAAATAATTTAGCAAATATTTTTTTCATTAATTATAAAATTTAAAATGTAACACAATAAAAATTATATAGATATTTAATTCTTCAAAATCTTTTTTATATTCTTTTCCATAATAACTAAAACCTAATAAAGGCCCTATTAAAAATCTTTCAATAATTGCAAACTCAAATCTCATTAACAATTTTTGCAGCCTGTATAAGTATAGTATTTGCCTTTTCTTCTAATTTCTAATGCCTGTTTACGATTATCTTTTTTACTAACGTAAGAAACGTGAATCCATTGTGGCTCTCCTTTAATTGGGTATTCAGAAATAACTTGGTCAAAATCTAAATTTTCGATAATATAATCAAACATTTCTTTATTTGTTTTCTTGCCCATTGTTGTAATATCAATAGCCTGTCCAACTAAATGAGCTGATGTTTTTGATGCTCCGTTAATTCTTGAATTTAATTCTTCTGAACGATAAAAACTATTTATTTTGATAGGACCGCCTACCCATTCTCTTAATGGTTGAAATACTTTTTCTGCTAAAAGTTCCATATTTTCTAAATGCTCTTTTTTAGGCTTATTAGTAATACCTAATTGTTTAGCAGTTAAAGAATAAGTTGCTTCTTTATAACTTATGTTTTCGCTTATTTTCTTCATACATTAAATACCATTTGTGAGTTGTGTACAGGATAGTAACTGCAAGCAATATGATTTTTAAAGCCATATCTATATTAGTAAAGCTTAACGTAAACGCTGATAAATTCATTACATACAATTTCATATCCTGAAAACTCATTATTCTTTTTCTTTAATTTCTTCATACGACCCATCCTTTAGGTCTATGTTTATTTTACCATATTTTTCTTCTAATGATTTTTTACTTTCTTCTTGTTTAGAAATTTCATCAGCGTACATATGGTTTAAGCTATGTATTTGTGTGCTTAATAAACCGATGTCGTGTTTAATAGCATTTAGCTTACCTTGTTGTTCTTGTAATTCTTTTAATTCTTCTTTTGTAATTTTTGACATTTTATTAATTTTATGATTAAGATATAAATATACTAATTTTTACATTTACATTCTTGTTTCAATTTGTCTACTTCTGCTTTTAGTTCTTGTATTGACTTAACTAATAATGGAACTATTTTAGAGTAATCAACACCTTGCATTTCTTCTGCATCTTTTTCTCCTGAAACTGCTTGAGGTAAAACTTCTTGCAGTTCGTGAGCCATTACTCCATAACTTCTGCTTTCATCTGTTTTCCATTTAAAGTCATAAACAGGTATTTTAGAAACTTTGTCAAGTCCATTAAAATCTTGTAAATCTTCTTTTAATCTATAATCAGAAGATGTAATATAAGATGTTGCAGAACCACTTGTTTGAATTTTACCTACTAATCCATTTCCATTATAAAACAGTACCAAATTTACATCTCCTGTTGTAGATGATGCCATTCTTAATATCATCCTATTTGAAGTTTCATCAGTAAAAGCACTTCCATAAACAGAAGTTCCGTTTGGTGTACCTGTAGTACCAAATAAAACATCCCCCCCAGATGTTATACGCATTCTTTCTGTAGGAGTTGAACTTCCACTTGCTTTAGTAAACATTCTTAATTCACTTGGAACAGTACCATCTCCATTTGCTACAATATCAGATGTTTTTGTAAAAGGAGAACCTGCATCGCTTTGTTGTGAATATAATTGTAAACCTGCTGTTGCTGAATATGTTTTCTCGCTTGTTCCCCCAGTAGTAAATATTTTTACGATACCTGAACTGTCTATTATCATTCTTGTTGTTTCAGCAGTACCAAATGCTAAATAATCGCCATTATGTTTATATGAAACAAAACCTTTATATTGTGAACCACCTGAAGTTCCATCTGCAAAATATATATCTCCAGAACCTGTTGTTCCACTACCTATTGTTATTAAACCATTATTTGTAGCTGTACTTGTATCTCCTACTTGTAACGCTGCTTGATAAGGAAAGGGATTATTAACTGTACTAACTCCTATTCCTACGTTTCCTGAAGTATCAATAGATATTAAACCATTTCCTGTTAACGAAGGATAATCAGTTGCTGAATATGCAAAAGTTAATGCTTCACTATTTGAATAATCTCTACCAATTCGCCAAGTTGCATTACTTGTTGAATTTTGAAATGCTATAGAACTGTCATCATTTCCTCTATTTACAGTAATAGAAGCACCTTCAACGTGAAGTTTTTGTTCAGGGTCAGTAGTTCCTATTCCTACGTTTCCTGAACTGTCTATTGTTAAAGCATCAGTAATTGTTCCTGATTGTTTGGTTCTAAATATTAATTCTCCATTATTAATATCAATTCTACGAGCAGAAATTTCTGCAATATTAATAGTTCCAATTTCATATTCTGTTGTTACATACCCTGTAAAAGGACTTGCTGAATAATTTCTTAAAACTAAAGCAGTTTCATCAGAGCCATTTACACCTTGTGCTTGTATTGTTACTTTTGAACTTGATGTTGCTGATATAGTTCCAATTCCTACGTTTCCAGAACTGTCTATACGCATTCTTTCTGTATTTGCAGTAAATAGCCTCATTGAATCGTCTGGGTGTGCATATTGTATTAACCCTTTATATTGGTCGTTTGTACCTGTTCCATCAGCAAAAGCTAATTGACCATAAGCATTAGTTGCACTAAAAACAGTTATT